AACTTGGTCGTTGTCAAGTCCGAGTTGTTGGACTACACACTCATGATAAGTCTCAATTACCAACTGCTGATTTACCATGGGCACACCCAATGCAGCCAGTTACTTCTGCTGCAATGAATGGAATTGGTTCATCTCCGATTGGACCAGTTGAAGGAACATCTGTTATTGTTATCTTTGCGGATGATAATCACCAACAACCAATTATGATTGGTACAGTTGGAGGAATTCCTTCTACACCAGCACCAATCGATGCGGATGATAATACACCAATTAGTTCTACGGTAAAGGTAGAAAAGATATCATTAAGAACTATTCCTGGACCAACCACGGGAGTGCAATTAACATTCTATGATCCAGAATATGATGCTACTAATTTAACAAAAGACTTAAAACCAAATATGAAGGTTGTGGCTTTTGGTATTCCATCAGAAACTACTATTGTTTCTATTGATAGTGGTACTAAAATCACAATTAGTAAACCAGTTTTAAAGTATGAAGAAAACATTGTAACTTTTGAGGCAGCACCATCTAACTTAGAAGCAATTCAGACCACTAAAGTTAATGATTTTATCGCTAGCATAAACCCATTTACACCTAAAGATACATTAAAGAAAACCCCTGTAAATTCATCTATACCTACCGTACCACCGCCAAAAGAATCTCCAAATGCTAATCTTTCTACTCTAGGTATTAAGGCACTTCTTGAAGCGTGTGATAAAGTTGGATTAACAACTAAAGAACAGAAGTGCGCTTTGCTAGGTATTTGTGGAGGTGAGAGTCGTTGGATTACACCGAATGATGAAGATTACCAATATAGCAAACCTGCATATTTAAAAACTATTTTTAAATTTGCCACAGATGCAGAAGCAGAACAATATTCTAATGCTAGAAAAAAAGGACTGACTCGTTATCAATTTTTCTCATGGGCATATGGTCCAAATGGTAACGGAAAATTAGTTGGTAATAAAACTGCCGATGAAGGTGGAAAGTATTACGGAAGAGGGTTTATTCAGCTAACTGGTAAACCTAATTATGAACGATTCCAAAAAGAAGCTGCAAAATATGGATACAATCTTAACATTGTTAATGATCCAGATTCTATAAACAATGATATAAATGCAGCAGCAGTTATAGCTGCACTATTTCTTAAATTAAATGTTCCATCTGGTATCAGTGCTAATGCTCACCCTGGATATTTTTATGCAGCTAAAGCAAAAGTTGGTAACAACACTCCAGCTATCGCAGAACTTAAAAAATCTTATTATGAGTATTTTTATGGGTATTCATCAGAAGTTGGTGGTGAGAAAGATGCTGGTCCAGCTAAAATAGATCAACCACCAGTAGGTGTAGTTACTTTACCTCAACCATCTGCCGAGTCTGTTAAGACTGGATCTGATACTATTGGGTTCAGAGATCCAAATAATAAGTATCCACTAAAAGATTATGTTGGTGAACCTGACACCAATCGTTTAGCACGAGGTATTATTGATGGTACAGTGCTTAAGAAAAAAGATGCATTAAGAAAACGAACAGTACCAAAAGCCAACAATGGAGGAAATTGGGATCAACCAGAAGCTGCTTATGGTGCACAATATCCATTTAATAAAGTATTAGAAACAGAATCTGGGCATGTACAAGAATTTGATGATACTCCAGGATACGAAAGAATTCATACATATCATCGTTCAGGAACATTTAGTGAAATAGATCCTTCTGGATCTCAAATCAATTATATTATTGGTGACAATTACATCATCATGGATAAAAATGGATGCGTATCTGTTGCTGGAGAGTTGAATATTACAGTAGAAGGTAATACAAACATTTATGCTCGTAATCAGGCTAATATTCAAGTAGAAGGTAGTGCAGTAGTTAATGTTGGTGACACTTTAACTGTTGGTGTGCATAGTGATGTTAACATGGCTGTTGGTGGTAATTTTAATCTTAAAGTTGCTGGAGATTATAATGTTCAAGCTGCAAACATAAATCATCTAGCCGATAACTACCTTAGTCTTAGTGCAAAAGAGTATAGTCTAGTTTCATCTGGATCTATTAATATGCTTGGATCTAGTAAAGTTAATTTACAATCCAGCGGTACTATGGATATTAAAGTTGGTGGAGTTCTTTCTGCAGATTACACTCAAGGTCAGTTCGGTAATGGTGCAGCTGGAACTGAGACTATTGTAGTTCAACCAGTTGCTCTCACTCCACCTGATATTGGAACACCTACTTTAAAATTCATACCATATGAAGCTCCAAAAGAAAGAGCATTTGAAGAAAAGGCTGGAGCAGAAACCCCATCTGATTTTGATACTCCAGAAGGTCGTGCAATAATAAACAAAGAACAAAAAGCAGAGGGTGTAGAAAATCCTGCAGCAGCTGCTCCAGTAGATGCTGCACCTCCAACCAAGGGTAATAAGACAACTGTTCCTGTTGACTGCCAAATCATCTATAATACTAAAAACTTTACGAATGATTTTAGAATGTCAACTAACTTTGTTTTGGGTATGTTAATGGAAGGTGGTACTGGTGGTAAACATAAGTTAGTTGATCAGATGTTAAAAGATTCTAAAACTGGTCCAGAAAAACTATACACTGTGTCAGAAATTGTATGTAATCTAGCCCAGACTTGTCAAAATCTTTTGGAACCAGCATTACAAGTTTTACCCAGAGGAATAGATGGTATAAACAAAACATGGATGATTAACTCAGGTTATCGTTTAAGAGGATTAACTGCAAATGAATCTCCAACATCTGATCATTGTAAGGGAAGAGCGTTTGATATTGGTATTATGCCAAAAACTAGAGATTTTCAGCAGTATAAAAAGACTTATGATATTGCTGTTTTACTAGAAAAAGTTCTTCCCTATGATCAATTAATCTTAGAATATCGTTATCCAAATGTCTGCTGGATTCATGTATCTTACAATGCTAACTCTAGAAGAAAACAAGCATTCACTATGGTAAATGATTCAGTTTATAAAGGGAATGTAAATGGCGGATTTATTCTGCTTGAAGATATTCCTGCTCCTCCTAAGAAGAATTAAACATGGGTGGATTTGCTAAAGAGGGAGATTTGTCTCAGGGTATAGATGGACCAGCGACTCCTTTAACTTACAAGAATCAAGCAGTTAAAACTTTTGTGCAGGGAATGAGAATAGCACTCGTAGGAGACCAATATCAACCACATCAGGTAGGATTAGTCACTCATAGTGCTGCCCAACGAGAAATTGTAACTGGATCTTCAAAAACCTTCTTTGAGGGTAAGGCAGTAGCCAGATATGGAGACGATATTGCAGATGGAGACAAAGTTGGTGGAGAAGGTTTTAACACTTTCATAGAATAACCTAAATAAACGATATGGCAAGAAATACAAGAATTTTCTCGGATTTAGATCTTAACTTCACTGCACATCCAGTGACTGGAGACATAACTCGTAGATTTGATGAGGATGCCATCAAACAGTCTGTCAAAAATCTATTATTGACCAGAAACTATGAGAGACCATTTCACAGCGAAATTGGATCTCCTATTAGACAGTTATTATTCGATCTACCTGGACCAATGTTTAATGTTATGCTCCAGAGAGCGGTCATTGATGTGATCAATAATTTTGAACCAAGAGTTAGCATTATTGATGTAAGAGTTGATGACTATTCAGATGCAAATGAAGTTTATATAACTTTAGAATTTAAAATTGTCAACACCGAGAGACCACTTACTCTCGATTTAGCCTTAGAGAGAACACGATAAATGGCAATCACCACAACTAGTAAAAGAATGAGTGTATCAGAGTTAGACTTTGATACAATTAAAACCAATCTTAAAACATTTCTTAAAGGTCAATCGGAGTTTCAAGACTATGATTTTGAAGGCTCTGGCATGGCAGTTCTTATAGATCTGCTAGCATACAATACTCACTATAATGGTATCTACACCAACTTAGCCGTAAATGAAATGTTTCTTGACTCTGCGAGTAAAAGAGCATCAGTAGTGTCTTTATCAAAAATGCTTGGTTATACACCAAGATCTGCAGTCTGCGCCAGAGCAGTCGTTAATGCTACTATTAGCGCACCATCTTCAAGCCCAGATGTCGCTACACTTTCAGCACAACAACCATTTTCAACTTCTATTGATGGAACATCTTATACTTTTTATAATTTAGAAGATGTTACTGTTTCAAGAAGTGCAAGCGGTAATTATACATTTTCAAATTTAAACATTATTGAAGGTACACCACTATCATACAAATATACAGTTGCTACTGGTGTCCGTTATATTATACCAAATGCAAATATTGATATTTCTACATTATCTGTTCAAATCCAAGAATCTGCAACTTCAGACATGTATGAAACATTTACACGAGCAGAAGATTTGACATCAGTGTCTGACACTACAAAAGTATATTTCTTAAAAGAAATTGATGATGGTCTTTATGAAATTACCTTTGGAGATGGTGTATTAGGTGTTGCCGTAGAAACAGGTAATGTTGTTACAATTAACTATTTTGTTTCTAGTTTAGACGCACCAAACTCTGCAAATATTTTCACATATAATGGAATATCAGTACTAGGTAGTAACTTGTCAGTTGTTACTGTTGATGCTGCCTCAAATGGTTCTGCTTCAGAAGATCTGGCTTCAATTAAATTTAATGCGCCAAGATTATTTGCTGCACAAAATCGTGCTGTCACACCTGATGATTATAAAGCATTAATTTATAGTAAATTTCCAGCTGCACAAACAGTGCAAGTTTGGGGTGGAGAAGACAATAATCCTCCAGTTTATGGTAAGACATATATTTGTATTAAACCAAAAGATGCTACTAAATTAACAAATCAGCAAAAAGAATTAATAGCAACTGAAATTCTTAATCCAAGAAGCGTTGTTTCTATTACTCCAGAAATTGTTGATCCAGAATATTTTAATATTAAGGTAACATCATTCGTTCACTATAATCCTAAAGAAACTAGTAAGACTGCGTCACAAATTGAAACTATTGTTAAAAATGCAATTCTTGATTATGACTTGAATGAACTACAAAAATTTGATGGCGTCCTTCGTTACACAAAATTAACAGGCATTATCGATCAAGCCGATCCTTCCATTATTAATAATATCACTCGATTAATGGTTCGTCACCCACATACTCCACAATACGGTGTTAATGCTCAGTATGTATTAAACTTAATTAACCCTATTTCTCAAGATGGTGGTAAACAAGGAGAGGTATTTGCATCTACTGGATTTTTTATTCCTGGAAGCACGAAGGTTCATTACCTTGATGATGATGCTGCTGGTAATATTCGTTTATACTATTTAAATACTAGTTTAGATAAAGTGTTTGTAAATAGAACACAGGGAACTATTGACTATGAAAACGGATTGATATTAGTTAATGGTTTAAACATTGTATCTTTAGATGGTGCATATTTTGAATGGCAAGTTAAACCAGAATCATATGATATCGTTTCGGCATTATATCAAATTGTACAAATCGATCCAACACTTTTAAATGTTACTGCTATCGCAGATAATACTGCCAATGGCGATCTTGGTGCTGGATACAATTATCAGTTCAACTCAATTAGATCATAATGTCAAGAACTCAATTATCATCTGTTGTATCTAGACAGATCCCTGAATTCATCAGGGAAGACTACCCAACATTTGTTGCTTTCGTAGAAGCATACTATGAGTATCTTCAAGAGCAAGGAGTAGATCTTTCTACTGCCAGAGATATTGATAAAACTCTTGATGAATTTGTTGTAGAGTTTAAAAAAGAGTTAGCACATAATCTTCCTCAAATTGAAGGCGACGAAAGATTTTTATTAACTCACATTAAAGATCAATATCTTTCAAAGGGATCAGAAGCATCATATAAACTTTTGTTTAGATTGTTGTTTGGTAAAAAAGTAGAATTAACATATCCAGGAACTCAGATGCTTCGTGCTTCTGATGGTCGATGGAATCAAGAAATTTCTGTTTTTGCCCAAGTTGATTTTGGTGACCCTCAAGATATTGTTGGTAAATTAGTAGACATCCAGACATCAACAAGATTAATTAGAGTTCTTGTTGATAGAAAAGAAGATTTAGTTGGTGAGGTAGATCGTATTGTTGCTCTTGGTGGTAATATCTATGAATTCTTTTTAGATAAAAAATTCTTTGGGGTTCTAAAACCAACCGATAAAATAAAATATAAAGACACATTTCAAGCCACTATTCTTCCAGCCACTCAAACACCAAAAATCACACAACCTGGAAAAAACTTTCGTGTTGGGCAAGTGTTTGAAGTTCGTTCTGGAACGGGAACTGGTGCTCTATTAAAAGTTACCGCAGTTGATGATAACAACGGTATTAAATATGGAGAATTTATTAAGTTTGGTATTGGATATACTGCAGATTTTGCTGTAAATTTACTTGCAACAAATACTGTAAATGCAACACAATTAGCAATAGCTGGTGCATCATCTAGTAGATCTGGAAACAATTTAACTATTGGAGACAGGACTTTAGGTTTCGATGAACAAGGTTATGTAAACCTTGGAGATTTCGTTACATACGATTATGTAGATGGTACATATGCTGGTTCTATTATTCGTGAGTTTTCATTAAATTATCGTAATGCTCAAACTGCTTCTGATGATCCAGCAATTATTGAAGTTAATCTTGGTGCTCTTGTTAAATATCCAGGATACTTTACATCAAATGCTGGTTTTTTAGATGACTCTATTTTTATTCAAGATAGTAAATACTACCAAGCGTTTTCATATGTGATTAGAATTGATGAACGATTATCTTCATATAAATCAGCAGTTAAAACTATGTTACATCCAGCTGGTATGGCATTGTTTGGCGAGTATAATATTACTAATAATGTTGATTTAAGTATCACTTTAGAATCATTGGTTAAATCTCTTGGTATTGGTCTTGAAGATACTTTTGCGTTTGTAGATACTGGTAGAGTCTCGTTAAATATCACAAAAGTTCTATCAGACTCTATAGATACACCATCGGATAGTTACATTGTAAGAGTTTTTGGTAAAGCACTAGACGATTCTATAGATACACCATCGGATAGTTTTACACAATTGTTTAGTAAAACATTGGCAGATACATACAGTGGAATGTCTGATAGTACTGCTACATTTACTATCGGCAAAGCATTAGCTGATTCTAGTGTAGGAACTCTGATAGATTCTATCATTAAAATTGATACTGATAAAGTACTGGCAGATACTCCAGTTATTTCAGAATCTTTGACCCAATCCGTGGCTAAATATCTAGAAGATACAAGTGTTGGTACTTTAACCAATGAAGGTAAGGTATGGAAAAATTCATACCAAGGACAAGATTATTATTCATCAAATTATAGTGTAGGTCTAGAACAGACAACCACTAATTAACTAAAACAGGAGATCCCTATGATTCAACAACAAGAAAACCTAAAAGCGACAGGTAAAGTTCGCATCGTTAAAACTAATGCACAAGGTGTTACGCTTCAAGATTTTGAAGTACCTAATTTAGTTGTAACAGCTGGTAAAAACTTCATTGCATCTTCAATGATCAAAACTACCACTAACAGCCCAGCAGCAATGACTCACATGGCTATTGGTACTGGTTCTACTTCTCCAGGTGCTAGTGATACTACACTAGGTACTCAAACTGGTCGTGTTTCACTATCTGGTAACACAGTTTCTACAAATACAATTACATATACTGCGACATTCCCAGCTGGTACTGGTGATGGTGCTATTACTGAAGCAGGTATTTTTAATGCTTCTTCAGGTGGTACAATGCTTTGCCGTACTACATTCCCAGTTGTTAATAAAGCATCTGGTGATACAATCGCTGTAACATGGGTTGTAACAGTAAGTTAATTTAAGTTTAAGGTTCTGCTAAATGGCGACATCATCTTCTCTAATTAAAACAATCCTGCATAAAACTCTTGCAGAGGGTGTTTACAAGGATGTAACAACTAGAAGTTCTAATTATTACTATTTCCTTGGAAAAACATTGGAGTGGGATGATGAGGCTACTCCACCTTATCCAGTGGATAGTTATGCATATGAACGAGCAGTTCGTGATGATATTATCACGATGAAAGCCATCACACCTTCTGATGTATCATTTGTTATTCCTCGTGTGAATTGGACTACTGGTGTAATTTATGATATGTTTGATGATGAGTATTCAACAGAAGTCCTTGGTCTTAATATCGCCAATGGCGGAACTGGTTATACTTCTCTTCCAACTATTACAATTACAGGTGGTGGTGGTACTGGTGCTAAATTTTATCCAATTGTTTATGATGGCTCTATTATTGAAATTGAGTCAATTGGAGTA